TGGTGCCTTGGAAACCGTATGGGTTTGCAGCAGAACCAGTACCAGAGAACATTGTGTTCGCTTCGTTGTAGAATGCTTCGTTACCAGTTTGGTTGTTATAACGAGCACGCATTGCAAAGATCAGGCCTGTTGGACCAGTCATTGGCTGAACGCCAGCTACGTCATAAGCAATCAGATTTGGTAATGCACGGCGTACTAGAGAAATCAAGATTGGGTCAAAATTCTGAACACCACCAGCAACGTTTGTTGGACCTGGAACGGTTGGTGCTTCGTTCAGTGCTTGACGATCAGAGTGCATAGCTTGTTGTTGATTTTCCAATACTAATGCTGTAACAGCACGCTTGTATGGATCTTTAATTGCTTCCAATTCTGGATGTTCCAGAACTGGCTGCCATTTTTGTTGTAGTTCTTCTGTCAGATACATTTAGTTCTCCTTATAAGTATCTTGTTTAATTACTTGATTAAAGTTTTAGAAATGGATTGTACATACTGATCCATCATAGGATCACCCGATGTAGATTTCTTTTCTTCTTCTTCGATTAAAACTTCGTCTAAAGCAGATTGATCGGCAACTTTAACATCTGACTTGAAATATGATTCTTTCAATGTAGATAGTTTGGTAGCAAATTCTTCTTCAGTAGAGAACTCAACACCCTCTGCGAGTGATTTCATTTTTTCTACTTGTGTCTGCGTCAGGCCTTCACACGCTGTGTAGATAGCCTCAGTTTTTTTATGTTCATTCAGTTCTTTTTTCAACTCGATTGCATTTGCGATTTGTTCGTTTAGTGCATCTTCCAAATCGGTAACTCTGTCTGTTAGTTCTTCAACAACGTCTACCTTATCTTCTGGAATGTCGATATAGTGTTCTTCAAATAGACCTTTTAAACCAGTAATGAAATCTTCAACAATCTCAGCACGTAGGCCTTTGTTGATTGCGATTTCATTTTCTTTGATCCATTCTTCTACCATATAATTTAAATAGTCATCAATCTTAGATGCCAAATCTTCTTTGACTTCTTCAACAGCTTCTTCAAACTGTTGCATTAGAAATTGTTCTGCTTCTTCGATAACTTCCTCTGCACGAGCAATAACTGCTGCTTCGAAAATTGTAGTTGCTTTGGTTACAAATTCTTCAGAAAGATTTTCACCAGAAAGAAGTGCATCCATATCTTCCTTCATTTTTTCTTTCTTCATCATTTTCTTGATTAGTTTCTTGTCTTGAGCTTCGTCCTCATGACCTTCATCTTCTTTTTCTTCAACCAAGTCACCATCAACTTCGGTATCTTCGTACTGTTGGAAAGTTGCACCAGGATTTTTAGCCATCATTTGTTTCATTGGCTTACCTTCTGGTTGTTCGATGTTGCCAGATTGTTGAGGTTGCTTCATCAATTTTTTCATTGGCTCACTACCTACAGGAGGTGTTGCACCTGGAGGAGTTGCAGAAGGAATACCTTTTGTGAAATCTGGATTCGAATCTGTTGTTTTAAGTGGATCATGACCGATATCCACCTCTTTAGTGCCGTATGCAACGTCACCACTTAGTTTTGCTGGTTTATCTTGACCACCACGTTTAGCTCCAATATTGCTGCTGAAGGTGCTTCTTGAATCTTCAGACAAAATTGCTTTAGCGGCGTCTGCTAGGTTTAGTTTTCCCATTTTTAAAAATCTCCTTGATTTTGTATTGGATATTTATAATTAAAGTTTTTTGAGGAAGTTTTCGAATATCTGTAGACTTACAGTTTCTATTTCTTTTCTTGATGCTTGACGAATTTGCTTAATAGCTTGTTCGTGTTGCATCTCAGTCCACACACCATCTACTAACATCCATTCTTTGCCTTCCATAATTCCCTGCACAAATGCACCAGGGGCAGAAGGGTCAGCTACAATATCCGCCGCTGTGGCTAGATAAAAATCTCCTTGAACTACATTGACTCCATCAATGGTTTTTAAGGAACCCATACCACGAGATGATACTCCTAATTGAGCTCCACCCTCGATAAGACTTCTTGCAATATTACCCATTGGTGTTTCAAGAATTTTAGCTTTGCCTATCCAAACATTGCCTTCTTGGCGTAAACCCACATTTAAGTGAGATACACGGTCGAGGTTGATTGATGGTGTATCTGGATGTCCCAATTCACCAAAGGCACGGTTTTTATTAATATATTCTTCTGTATATCTGTGTACTTCTTTACGCATTACATCTTCTTTGTAGATGCGATTATTTTTGTTCTTTGTTTCAGCAACAAGGAATGGTCCCTCAATATACAGGGTTTTTTTGCCATCTTTTTCTTCAGTTAAATAATTAACTGACTCTACTAATTCTTTAATGAGTTTCATGCTCCCATTGCCTTTCTTCTTCTAAGAGACCTTTGTCTTTTTACTATTGACTGTCTCATTTTACCTCGGCGTTTAAATTTGGCTCTATTTGCAGCCATCTTGCGATTTCTACGTTCTTGTGGTGACATCCTAGTTAACTTACCACCACGCACCGTGAAACCTTTTACTGCTGAAACTTTTGCTCTTCTCTGTATCTTACCACCACGTATGCGTACACGAACCAATTTCATTCGACCAACTTTTTGTACATTTGCTTCATCAATCTCAAACATATCACTGGCCATTTCTACTTTCAACTGGCCAAGTTTTTCATCAGCCAGTTGATCTAAACGGTTAAATAATTGTTCTTTAAATAAACTAAAATCACCGTTATGTAGAGATGCAATCAAACATTTCATTATGGTTTTAATGCATATGGACCATAGTTAAACGCAGCAGGATCAGTCAAACGACCTGGATCATAATATGCACCATTCTTATGTAATTCAACAATAACTGTGTATGCTGCATTGGCGGTTGTACCAACAGTTTTAATCATTACATTACCTGTTGCACCAATTGCTGGATTCGATATTGATGGTAACTGGTATTGTGGATTACTATCATGAGAACCTACACCGTAAGCTAACATTGTTACGGTGTTGCCGCCTGTTGCTTGCCATTGTAATTGTATGTGTCCAACTTCTGCATCAATAGAAGCAAGAACTCTAGAAATAGTAAAAGCGTTATTTGCAAAACCTGCTGGTGTGGTATTTCCTGTTTGATAGTATTGGCCGTTAGCATTTATTGCACCAAACAATTTTAATGGTTCAATAAAAACTGTTGCATTTTCATCCGAGTCTAAAACGCCAACACGTTTAATAACGGTTCTTTTATTGGTGTCAATTAAAATTTGTGTTGTATTAGATATTGCCATTTTTTATCCTATTCTTCGGAAGTTGTAAGCTCATCTTGATCTTCAACTTCTGTTTCTTGTTCAGGTTGTACAATCAAGGTTCTTGCAATTTCTTGTTTCTTTAAATCTATATGTGCAGATACTCTGTCATGAATTGCTGAGTAAAGAGCATCACGAAATTCTTTACCATTATCATCATATGCAAAGTCTACAATTGCTCTTGTGTTATCAGGCATAATAATCTCCAAAAAAGTATTTATAATATTTGTTTTAACCTACCAAATGTCTGAGATTCAGACTTTGGTGGTGGTGGCGGTCCTTGATCTTGTTGCTGTTGTTGATCTGCTGGTACACCACCTTGCTCAGGATCAGTTGCTACTTGTTGCATCATTGATTGCTGTGCCACATTATTGGTTACACCAACTGGTAAACCTAGGCCTTCTTCTTTTTCCTCATCAATCTCTGACTGCATTTCTGCAATTTCATCATCTGTTAAACGCAAAACATTACGTTGAATCCATGCTTGTGAGAAGTAACGACCAGTATATGGATCAACTTGACCAAGTAATGATAATCTATTGGTCATTAACTCTGCATCTTTTAATTCTGTGAAGTTATTATCTTTAATAAAGTTATAATGAATGTTTTCTTTAAATTGATCCCATTCTTCTGTGGTGCAAATACCTTTTAATACACACTGCACACGTAACGCTTGATTAAAGATGTCTGAAAACTTGGCACGTAATCTATCAACAAACTTAGAGAACTTTAATTCATCTCTGGTAATTTCTGATGAACGACCTAATGAAAAACTTTGGTTTGATTCTAGTCTAGAAATAGGCACACTTAAAGCGCCATATAGTTTTCTTTGAAAGTATTTAACATCTTCCAATTCACCTAAGTTTTGTCCACCAGGTAATGTAGTGATCTCTGTACCTTTGTTACCTTCTCTACGTGGTAACCAGAAATCTTCCATCATCGATAAAAATTTACGGTCATCTCTTACTTCACCCGTGTTTGCATCATAGACAAGTTTGTTCTTGTACTTAATCATGATGTCACGTAGGTATTGTTCGGCCTTTAACTTTGGTAAGTTACCAACGTCAATGTAGAATATTCTACGTTCTGGTGCTCTAGAAATACGGTAGATAACAGTTGCATCTTCAATCATACGCAACTGGTTAAGAGGTTTGATTGCTTTGTGTAGATAACTTAAAACCACTGCCCTACGGGAGTCCATAAGCCCAGACACAACAGAAATAATCGAATCTGTAGTGATGCGAACACCAATAGGACCAAAATTAGAAGAAGTACCGGTAGCCACCTTGTCATTGTATATGTAATATTCATTAACGAGGTTGGTAATATCTACACCTGTGCGTTCGTCTTTCTTCTTCTTTAATTCACGGACTTTACGTAGTTTGCGTGGGTCAATATACCTCAGTTCTTTAATGCCTTGAGCTGGGTTTTCTCTGTCAATAATAATATGATAGTACATTCTACCATCAATATAATATCTACGGAAAATATCTTGCGCCATATGACCATAATTTAATAAACGCAAGACAGTATTGAATTCTTCTTTGATTGCTTTCTTAATCTTATCAGGCTGATCCAAAGCGTCTAGGACGATCTGTGTGATCTTACCGTCATCATCTTCTACAATACCTTCATTAACTATATCATCGATGGCCGATTCAATTTCTGGTTGCATTGCCATTTCACGATAACGGGAGATGAGTTCGACCTCATTCTTTGCCGTACCGTCTAGGTCAACGTATGTACCATAATAAGCCGCTGATTGTATAGTTAATGCACCATCATCATTCGAAGGCGGCGAAAACGACTGTTGCACAAGTGAAGCCTCTTCAGACTTACCTCGTGATATCGTAAAACCAAAAAGCGAAAATTTATTTAAAGATGCCATATTTTCCTAAATGTCAAAATCAAAAAGTCACATGAAGGGAGGCCGAAGCCTCCCCGCTTATATAAAAATCAGTTTGTAAAAGCACTACCTTAACCACTAACTGCGCCTGAAATAGGTTTTAGGTTACTCTTTTCACCATCTGTTGTATTTGATACCCAATACTGATAAGCAAACGTCACTGAAAATTCTTCAATAGCATCATTTGATCCCCAATCCAAATCAATTGGAGAAATATCAACTGGAAACATACCAGTAAATGAATATGTTTTCTTTTCACTACCATCTTTACCCCACTGTACAACTAGAGCATCTCTGGAGTAATCTATTGGTCTTACGTATGAGTTTTTTCTTCTATTTTCTTTATGTGAATTAATAGCACTCATCCATGATTCCAAAGCATTTCTAGCTACAAAATCTTCATCATTAATAATTGTTACTGTCCAATCACTAAATGTTCTATTTCCTGGAAATTTTAGTTCACGACCAAAATAATAAACAGGAACAACACCAATAGTAGAACCTGGTAATTGTGCTGCCTTTACTTTGAATTGCATTTCTCGTTGTGCTGACGCTGAATCTACATCTTGTCCTCCAACTCCAGCTGGAACAGTCATATAGACTTCAAAAAGATTTGGACGAGCTCCGTCAAAAACCATTTTTGATCTAAAATCGTTTACATTAAAAGCCATTTTTTTCTCCTATTATCCTGTTGATATTTATAAGTTAACCTGTAACAGTTGTAAATTCAACACCAGTTCCAACAGCGATAAAGTTCAGTTGAATGTAATTGATTGATCTTGAAGGTTTGATGTAAATATCACCCACGAATTGATTATTATCAATAACAGCTTGAGTGTTATTTGTTCCATCACAAATAACTTTATAATCAACAATACCTTGACGACCTTGTACTTCACGTAAGAAAGGATTAACAGTTGAGATAAATTGTGATCTGGTAAAATCATCATTCTGTTCAAATAAAGATGATTTTGCAGCTTCAGCAATTGATTTCTCTAGTACAATAAACAATCTACGAACATTAATTCTATCAAATGCGGATGGTTTTGCTGTTAATGTTTTATCGCCAAACAAGATAATACCTTGTCCTGGAAACGCAATAACAGGGTTAATACCAGTAGAATACAATGTATCTCTGTATGTCTTAGTTGGATTCCATGCTAATTTGATTGCATTTCTAATCGCACCTCTGGACATTCCAGCTGGTGAGAACCATGGATCACGAACACTATCAGTAAATACACATAGGCCAGCAACATCAGAATTTAATGCAGACCAAATATATCTATTGTTATATGGATCAAATTGATATTTCCAACCAGAATCGGCAACAGCATATGTAGAACTTCTTGCTAAACTTGTTAACCAACTTTGAATATTTGTTATTGCAACAGAAGGATCAACATTAACTACCGATGATTTTGGTGGTGATACAAAAGCTATAGCATCTTGTCTACTAGCAGCTAAATCAATACAAGCTTGTTGTACAGTCACACTTGCTTCACCACTAATTATTAAAGAAACATCAACTGTCTCTTTATTTGCAAATAGATTATATGCACTTACAATATCACCATCTGTGGCATTACCACCTACACCATTACTTAGTGTTGATAAAATTGTAGTTGCTGGAGTTGCAAATGTTATACCTGCAGCAGGTTGATCCCATGTTGCACTTGTATTTGCATAATCTACAGGGTTTACAGCATAGATATAATTTGACTGTTCAAATATTATTTGTTTGTAATAATTACTGCCGCCATTTTGTGCTGCATCTCTTGCTTTCGAAACAAACGAATAAGTTTCTAAAACTGTATTTGCTGTTCCAGTAAATCTTCCTAATGCATCGATAACAACAATATGCATTTCGTCATTTGTAGCTTGTTGAAATGTAGCAAAATCTGAAGTTCCTGGTGCAGATGGGAAATAGTTTTTATATGACCATGTTGAGAACGTTGCTGAATTAGCACAAACTTCAACTGTTAAAGAATTGCCTAATGCGCCTGGATATCTTGCTACAAATGCTCCAACAGCATTTTGATTATTTGAATTTAAGTAATTAGCTTCAAATTCTACTGAATTTCTAATTTGTACAGCTGTACCCGTTGTTACGGCATTGTTTGCTGTTGTTGGAACTGCACGAACAATACTTAAATTATTTCCGTAAGCCAAGAAATTAGCTGCCGCAAAGAATGATGGATTAGAATTGTGTGAAGTATCTGAACTTGGTTTTCCGAAAATTCTTCTTAGTGAAATCTCACTGTCAATCAATGTAATTTGATTTGCTGGACCCCAAAGAAATGTTCCAGCAAAAGCACCGGCAGTAGTAAGGGCTGAAGGAACAACATTAGTGTTATCGACTTCGCTTATGCTTACGCCTGGAGATAGTTGAAACGCCATTTTTTTCTCCTTAATTTATTATATGTTTTTGGCACCTAAAATACCATGGTAATTATTTATCAAAGACAAGATTTACATTACCTGGTCATATCTTTAATGAAATTTGCATAGGGTTGGCCTGAGTCTGCCGTTTCCCACACATCTCCATCAAAAACCTCAAACTCATGTTCTAATCCATCTTCAATAATTGGTGCCGGTAAATGTTCTTCGTCAACTTGATTCATGTTTTCCAACTGAATCTGTTTTCTTATATCATGGTTAACAATATCTTTAAAGTATTTCTGAGTTGTTATCCATGCAAATATCACCAATGACATAACCATGTCATCGTTTGTACCTTCTTCAGCCCTAAACGTATTCTTTTGTTGTACGAATGTCGTTAATTCGGAATAGGTGGTAAAGTCATTAATCTGTAACTTGTCACTTTCAATTAAAGTTTTTAGGTTAGAACAACCTATTGCCTTAACTTGAGGTGACATTTTCAGTCCCATCTGTACGCCACGAGCAAAACCACCAGATAGTTGTTGAGGTTTCTTATTGCCAGTGTAAATCTTCAGTAAGTTCTCATATTCAAAATCTTGGTGTAGTGTGTCTGCAACCTGTGGATTGTTATTTATTTCTACCAAAATATATGCATTATTATACATTCTTGCTGCATTATATATAACAGTTGGAAACAGTATAGGTGAAATAGAGGAACTGTTGTAGGCCGCAACTTGTTTGTACGGTGTTTTTGAAATGTCTATAACTGAGAAGGAAGAACTATCTAGATTCTTACCTTCAGACACATCAACCGTAATTGCATAAAGGTGGTCAGTTAATGCACCTTCTTCTTCTTTCACTGGATGTTCAAAGATTCTCATCATATCGTGTGTAACAAGTGGTTCTCTATAAACCAATTGTTGCAACTTAGTACCAGAGATCAGTGTGTTGGTTGAACCTAAGAATTCGGTTTCAAACTCTTGTGCAAACTGTCTTTCAGAAGTATTTCTAATTGTTTCTTCACGCCAAACTTGATCTCTACCTGGAACGTGTGACCAGTGAATCTCGAATGGTACATAATTATTCTTCTTATTCTGTGCATCCATCCATAACTTGTAGAACAAATTCATGCCGTTTGGTGTAGATACAATAATAATCTTTGTCTTTTTACCAGATGAGATTACAGGGTAAACTGAGTTAAAGAATTCATTTGCAATATTATTTGGTACGAACGCAAATTCATCTAAGAATACA